GCTACTTACGCTGAATTGGCTGTAAAAGTTTACAACGTTTAATTAAATGGGGCGGAAGCCCCTATTTGAAAGGAAATAAAATGTCAATTACACTTATCCGCAATTATCAATCGTACCTGAGTGGCGCTGTTGTTACTTTGCCTGACGCTACAGAAGCAGCCTTGATTACTCAAGGTTACGCTACTGCATACACCCCTTCTACTGTTACTTCGATATTGGGTGGGCCAGATCAGTATGTTTCTCAAGCTGGCAATATTTCAACAATCCCTCAAGGCGGTCAATCATCTCCTGCCCTGCCTCAAGGCCCCGCAATTCTGCCAAACATGGCACTTGGAACCGCTGCTTTAACCGCAGCCGGTGCTTCTAGTGTTAACGTAACTGGCTCATTGCACGTGTCTGAAATCTATGTGCCTTATTGGGCTACATGGACAGGCGCAGGTGTGTTGAACGGTGCAACAGTCGGCACGGACAACATGCTGGTTGCTTTGTATGGTTCTAACGGTACTTTGCTGGCTAATAGTGCTGTTGCAGGCGCTTTGTCTGCTAATGCTTCAACTATGCAAAACCGTGCATTCTTGCTACCTGTAACCCTAACTCCGGGTCGTTACTTTATCGCTGTTCAGTCGAACGGTGGTACTGCAACGACTAACAAGTTTGTTGCTGCTAACGGCGCAAACGTGATGGCTTCGGTTATTGCTGGTGTGTTTGGAACTGTACCTGCAACAATCACAGTGCCAACTACCTTCACAACAGCAGTCGGCTGCGTGGCTCAGTTGTACATGTAAGAAATGTAGTGTGTTTCATCCTGCCTCTTATGGGGGCAGTGTAAAGCATCTTATAAGGAGGCCTTATGGCTACAGCACAACAAGTCTGCACCTATGCTCTTGGGTTAATCTTAAACGACGATGCAAGCTCTACGCCTGCAACTACAGACTTAAACCTTGCACTTGAAACTCTCCAATATCTATTAGACCATTGGCAACTTGACCCACAAGCAACAATTGGACTAAAAGAGTATGTCTACACCCCTACAGCAGGAACGCAATCTTTTACAATCGGAGCAACCGGCGCAGTGGTTATGCCAATGCCTCAGAGGTTAGAAGAGGCTTCATTCTGCCGATTGGGTGGTGTTGATTTTCTGATAGGGTTAGCCGCTTCATTTGAAGAATACAACTCGCAGCCGGTAAAGAGTAACCAAGGCTACCCGACAAAGTGCTGGTATAACCAAGACCCTGTAACGAATCTAGGTACGCTTTACTTATGGCCTGCAAGTAATGGCGCTGAATTGCATTTATGGGTTCGTCAAGTGCCGTTAGCTGGGTTTAGTTCTATGACACTATCAACCACGTTGGTGCTTCCAATGGGGTTGCAAAAAGCGCTCATTGACAATCTAGCAATGGAGCTGCTAGATAGCTACAACGTCCCTAACCCTGCCTATAATCAGATTAAACAAAAAGCAGCGCTTAGCTTGCGTAAGTGGAAACGCTCAAACCTTAAAATTAACTTGTTGGGTATGCCTACATCAATTGGTAGATATACAGCTAATTCTTACACTGCTTAAAAATGAGAATACCTCTCCAAACAGATTTAGAAACCCGTGACGGCACATCTACTAAAGATGCCAAACTGGTCAATTCGTTTGTGGATGGTGAGATGGTGTTTAAGAGGCCATCGGCTAACAGTGTTTTAGCTACTTCAACAGGGCAAGCCCAAGGGAGCATAGCTAATAATTCACTAGTATTTATGATTAACGCTGATGTGATGAAAAGTTACAATTCAGCATTTACGCTTATTCAAACCATAACACTATGAGAATCCCTCTCCCAACCGACCTAAAGACCCGCACTGGCGCACCTGATAAAGATGCACGTCAGAAGAATAGCTATGTGGAAACCAAGGGCGAAGGGGCTATTGTTAGAAAGCGCCCAAGCGCACAAGGTGGTATACCTATAGGAGCTGGCGTAGCTCAAGGTGGGATAGGTCTAAATATTAACGGCACGCCTTACTTTATAGGGTTTTGGGCGGATACTATGCAGGCTTATACAGGTGGGGGTGGGACTTGGAATGCTGGAACTTCTTATTCTATTGGAGGTGAAGTGTGGATCGTTGAAGATGAAAATGGCGACCCAATAACTACACCTCCTGATGATCCATTTGATGAAAGATACACTGCAAAAAAATATTATGCTCAAGGGCCTAATACAAATAAAAATCCATCATCTAATCCTAATTATTGGGGATTAACTCAACCACCTTCAACAAGGTTTTATGCTACTGGTCACGGTTATGATTTTCCATCGCCTCCTGGAGTTGGGTATATAGGTCCAACTTGCGCAACTGCTTTAGCGGCAGTACAAGGAGTTTATGACATGCTTAATGCTGTTTCATGTCCTGGGATAGTTGAGAGTAGTTATTCATGGTTACTTCCTCCTTTAACTTATGGTGGTGGATTTGGCAGCGCACATGCATGGACTACTCATGGACATGGGACAGATTGTTCTTTTGCTTTAGATTTCGGCGCTACAGAATTTTGCGTATTAACTCAAACGGCATAATATATGACAATAACAGTAGCCAACCTCCCGTATTCCTTCTGCCCTAACGCATCCAGTCAGAGCAACTTAGGCTTTATGTTTAAAAATGCCTATGATGCATTTTTCTACTCTAATTCAACGGCAACGAGTACGCAGATAACCGACCCAGATTATCCGGGCTATCAGACGTATTCAATCACTTTAACCAGTGTCACAACCGTTGCCACAGCGGTTACAAGCATAAGCCACGGGTTAAGTGTAAACGACAGCGTTACAATCGCAGGCGCTACGCCTTCAGCTTATAACGGCACTTACCAAGTAACCACCGTGGCAGATTCAACCCACTTCACCTATACCTTTGCGGGTGGTACTTCACCGGCAACTGGAACGATCACCGCAAAAGGTGGACGTAGAACAGTGCCCGGCATAGTGTTCATGGATGGTTATTTTGTCGTGATGGATACAAATGCCAAGATACAAAGCTCGAACCTTAACGACCCGCTAGTGTGGAGTGCGTTAGATTTCATCGTGGCTCAGATTGAACCAGGCGCAGGGGTAGCAATAGCCAAAAGCCAGAATTACATTATTGCGTTTAAAGAGTGGTCTTGTGAGTTCTTCTATGATGCTGGTAATCCTGTAGGCTCACCATTCTCGACAGTTGGAAACGGCTTTAACCTTATCGGCTGTGCTTCTGGTGATTCAGTAGCTAACCTTGACGGCATACTATTTTGGGTATCTCAGACACGCCAAAAGGGTCGCGGTGTGCATATGATGCAAGGTTTGCAAGAACAGTCTATATCAACACCTGATATTGAACGAATCCTGAACCTTTCCACCCTTGCCACTGTTTACAGCTATGGCGTGAAAATTGCGGGGCATTCATTCTATATACTGACATTAGTAGATCAAAACATCACACTGGTGTTTGATATGGCAAGCAAGGTATGGTCGCAATGGTCAAGCCTAACTTTAGGAACGGCTGTTAGCGTTACATCAATAACCCTATCAGGAACGACCGCAACCGTGACCTGTGGCGCTGTTCACAACTTACTAGATGGTGACCCCGTGAATATGGCAGGAGCTAACCAAGGCGCTTATAACGGGATATTTGTTACCTCTTATGTAAGCTCTACAGTATTCAATTTTGAAACAACAGCGGGTAGCGTAACACCTGCCACTGGGACTATTACTTCAACCCCGTACACTGAAACCTATTTTAAATATACAAAATATGTCAACGCGCTAGGCCGTGACCTCGTACAGCATGAAACCAATGGGACACTGTGCGAGCTAACAGAGTCGGCTAATGCAGACGTTGGAATACCTGTAAACGTACTTATTCGGACAGGCAAGCTAGACGGTGGCACGATCAATTTAAAGCGCTATGCCACGCTTGAGATTATCGGCAATAAAGTAGCAGGGACGGCATACGTAAGGCACTCAGGCGATGACTATGTGACTTATACAAAGTATAGACCCGTTGACTTAAACGCGACGCGTTCACTCATTCGCAGGTTAGGCGCTGATAGACGAAGAAGCTACGATATAAGATATTTAGGCTCTACTTCGCTACAATTGAGTGAAATTGATGTAGAAGTAGTATAATGTTATTAAATTAAGTAGGGGGTGATATGGGTAATGATTATAGATATTTTGATAATGATGGTAATCCAAGAGGCGGTTATAAGAATGTCGATGGATTAGACACATCTAAATTATCCATGACTACTACGCCTGCTGTGTGGGCGTATGACACTGGGCCAGCAAACAATAACAATCCATTTAAAAATTATCAATATTCTGGTGAGCAAAATGTTCAACATTACGGAGGCCCCGGCGGAAACTTCTCTCGCGCCATGAAAGAAGGTCAAGGTGTTGGTGGATGGCAAATGGAAGGCACTAACAGAATTATTAACGACCTTGGAGGCTATCTTAAAAAAGGCTCTTTACAGCAAACAGGCTCGGACTTTTCTCAAGAGCAAAACCAACTCACCGGCCTATTAAATGACCCTTCAAAAATCCAGCAAACAGCCGGTTACCAATTTGATGTAGATCAAGGTAACCAAGCAATAAACCGTAGTGCGGCTGCTAAAGGGATGAGTAATAGCGGTGGTGTATTAGCTGAACTAGCTAAGTATGGTCAAGGCATG